TGACAAAGATAAAATAAGAGATGGAGAGGTCGCCATCTGGCCTGTGATAGATGACAACAAACCAAAAGACACTGATGACGAAAGAGGTTTGCACATACTAGAAATGTGTCAGTTTGCAAAGTACGATTGGCTAGCCGAAGCAAACCACAGCCTTAGAAAAGACTTTGAGGATAAATCACTGCTGTTTCCATTCTTTGATTCTATAAGCCTTGGTATATCAGCAGCAGAAGACGGATTAAAAAATAGAAACTACGATACACTAGAACAGTGTGTTATGGACATAGAAGAACTAAAAGATGAACTTGCAATGATTCAAATGACTCAGACTTCCAGCGGAAGAGACAGGTGGGATACCCCAGAAGTAGTTGTAGGCGCTGGGAAGAAAAGCAAGATGAGAAAAGACCGCTATTCAGCACTTATAATGGCAAACATGGCGGCTAGAGGAATAATGAGAGCACCAACACCGCAGGAGTACAATTTCTTTGGAGGGTTTGCTACATACGACGGTATTGAAAGAAAGAAAGATGACAACATGTATTCAGGGCCGAACTGGTTTACTGACAACATGAAGGATATCTACTAGTTTGTGTATAATACTGTAACATTCCGATTAACATTCCAATTGATTGATTAGAGAGAACATTATGTCAGATTTATCTACGTGGTCTAGCGACGATGAAAGAGCTCAAGCCTATGCATCCTATAAAGATGATACCATATCTTCTATGGGCGGTATACAAAAAAGCACAGCAAATCACTATAGGAATTTTATAGATATCGAGCCAAATAGGTCAGTAAGACCCGGATTCATGGCTTCTGATTACTACGCCTTTAGACCCGGAGAGGAAGTAGCTCAAAAACAAAAACGCGCAATAAAGATGTGCATGGACGCTTATGACAAGGTTGGAATCATTAGGAATGTTATTGATTTAATGGGAGACTTTGGGAGTCAAGGAATAAGCCTTGTACATGAAAATAGAAGCGCAGAAAAATTCTTTAATCAATGGTTTAAAAAAGTTAATGGCAAGGAAAGATCGGAAAGATTTCTAAACAATCTATACAGGACTGGAAATGTTATACTATATAGAAGTTTTGCTGACATAACTCCAGAACTCAAAACATTTATGAAGTCTATGGCTAATGACATAAAAGTAGAAATGCCTAATGTCACACAAAATCAAATACCTTGGAGATACAACTTCTTTAATCCCACCACTGTAAATATGAAAGATGGCGGGTTATCTCTTTTCTTAGGTACAAAGCACTTCACTGTCAAAAATTCAATCTCTGATAAGTTTGGCGAAAATGGCGTTCCAACAGATGTATTGCAGACTCTACCAGCTAGAGTTAGAAACGCAATAAAGCGCGGAGATAAGGAAATTCCTCTTGAAGAAAATAGACTTTCTGTGTTCCACTATAAGAAAGACGATTGGAACCAGTGGGCAAACCCAATGATATACGCAATCCTAGATGATATTATCATGCTAGAAAAGATGAGGCTTGCCGATATGTCTGCGCTAGATGGCGCGATATCAAATATCAGACTCTGGACTCTAGGTAATTTAGACCATAAGATTCTTCCAAACAAAGCGGCCATCAACAAGCTGAGAGACATACTAGCAAGTAATGTTGGCGGAGGAACTATGGAACTAGTTTGGGGGCCTGAGTTATCTTACACTGAATCTAATAGCCAAGTTTATAAATTTCTGGGTTCAGAAAAATACCAGTCTGTTCTCAATAGTATATATGCTGGGCTAGGTGTACCTCCAACTCTAACTGGCATGGCCGGAAATGGTGGTGGATTCACCAATAACTTCATATCTCTAAAGACATTGGTAGAAAGACTTCAATACGGCAGGGATCTTTTAGTTAGATTCTGGCAAGGAGAAATAGAAGCAGTCCGTAGAGCTATGGGTTTCAGAAAAGCTGCACATGTTCATTTTGACCAGATGAGTCTTGCTGACGAGTCAACAGAAAAGAATCTTCTTCTGCAACTTGCAGATAGAGATATTATATCCCATGAAACGGTGCTGGAAAGATTTAAGGAAATACCCTCAGTGGAAAAAATCAGACTTAAAAGAGAAGTCAAGGAAAGAGCAAAAGAGGAAACACCAAATAAAGCGGGCCCTTACCACAATCCTGAGCATAAACAAGATTTGGAAAAGATTGGTATGCAAGGTGGAAAGCTTACGCCTCAAGATGTTGGCTTAGAAACTAGCGTGCCAGACGAAGTTTTAATGCCAGAGAAAAAAGAAGACAAGCCTCAACCTAATAATATTAGAGATAATGATGACAAAACAAAAGACCCAGAGGGCGGCAGGCCAAAGTTTAGTGTTGATACTGAACCAAGAAAACAAAGGGTAGAAACACCAAAATCTAAACCCGGAGTTGCTGAGCTAATAATGTGGTCAAATGAGTCGTTTGAGACTGTATCTACTATTATAACAGACGCATATCTTGAGATGAACAACAAGTCAAACCTAAGACAGATAACTAAATCTGAAGTTCATCACCTAGAAAAAATGAAGATGGATGTCTTAACAAATATTGAGCTTATGTCTACGGTGACGAAAGAATCTGTATACGCGCAGCTTAAAGGTCAGTGCTCTTGTCCAAAGGATTTCACGGACATTTTAACAAGCAAACAAATAACACTGAGCGACATGAGCATAAACTCTTATAGAAGTAATGCCATAAGCGCCTTTGTAGAGTACACATTAAAATAGGCTTAAATAAAGTTTTTATTTTATTTTGTGTATATTATTTTAGAGGTGAGACACATGAAAATATACAATCAAGAAATAAAAGATGGTATATCTGATCTTGTAAAAACACAAGCTTCAATAGCTTACTGTTCACAGGCATCAATTTCAAATCGTAAAGACAACGACGATTCAGAAATTATCAAGCTAGTAGCAGGAAAGAGTAATCCAGATCAGTTTGATTTATACTATTTAGAGTCCGTTTTGGTTTCCACTGGCTGGAATAAAAACGATGACGTTTTCACTAATGCTGAAACTTGGGCTGCAAGATCCACTCCGGAGGATAAGCAGTTTAATTTTATGCACAACGAAAATGATATCATAGGTCATATAACTGATTCCTATGTGATAGATAAAACAGGAAATAAAATATCAGCAGAAGAGGAAGAAGCTCCTAAAGATTTTGATATAATCACAGAAGCGGTTCTTTACAATAGCTGGACAGACCCTGAAAACAGGGAAAGAATGTCACAGATAATTGCTGAAATTGAAGAAGGAAAGTGGTTTGTCTCTATGGAGTGCCTTTTCTCGGATTTTGACTATGCTCTTGTAGACCCCAAAGGCATTGGTCATGTTCTTCCAAGAAATGAGGAATCTGCGTTTTTGACGAAACACCTACGTGCCTATGGAGGCGAAGGAAACTATGAGGGCTATACTGTCGGAAGAGCACTTAAAAATATTGCCTTTTCCGGTAAAGGGTTAGTTTCTAATCCTGCTAACCCAAGAAGCGTAATCTTGGAAAAAAGTAAATCCTTTATAATCAATACAGACATTAGTAATGAACTTTCGATAGGAGAATTTAAGATGTCAGACAATAATAGTCTATTGGAGAAGCAGATTGAAGGTCTTAAAGAAGACTTAGCTGCAGCCCAAGCAGAGAACCAAGCGATGAAGCAGTCTGTCGAAGAAGCAAAAGATAAAGAATTTGCTACTACGATTGAAGCTTTTGAAGCTGATGTTCAGTCTAAAGATGAAGCAATTGCTACACTTGAGGAAACTGTAAAGTCTACTCAGGCGAAAATTGCTGAATTGGAAGACGCTCTTGCAACTTCGCAAGAAGAATTAGAAACCGCTCAAAAAGAAATTGCTGAGATGGTTCAAAAAGAAAGAACTGCCGCTCGCAAGACCGCTTTAACTGAAGCCGGACTTGAAGAAGAAGCAGTTGAGGAATCTTTAGCTAAATTTGAATCCTTGGATGACGAAGCTTTTGAAGCAGTCGTTGCCCTATTTGGTAAAAAGCCAAAGAAAAAGGATGAAGATAAAGAAGAAGAAGCAAAGGACGACACAAAAGCAGAAGAAACTGAAGAAGCAGAAGCAGACGAAGCCGAACAAGCTGAAGAAGCAGAAGCCGAATTAGAAGAAGCTTTTGAAGAAGTAGAAACAGCTGAAGCTACACTTGTAGACGCAACAGAAGAAGTTGATTCAACTAAAGCTGCTGTGGCCGAATGGTTAGCAAATGATGTTTTCGGCAAATAAGTTTAGTTTTTTAATTTAACAGGAGATTTTTAAAATGGCTCTTAAAGCAGACAGATATGAACTCCAAACGGACATTAGCTTCTTCATGAATCAAGAGGCTTCTAGAGGTACAGTAGTTGTTCATGACTCTACTACCGCAGCTGGTGCAGCAATGGATCAGGGCGTTAATAAAGTTAAGACCAATGTAGCTGACAACGACGAAGTTCCGGTTGGTATTCTTTTAAACGATGTTGTTAATAAAGACCTTACTCGTACTCATCTTAACCAGTACAAAGATGAAGTTCAACAGGGTGGCAAAGTTACAATTCTCAGAAAAGGTTACGTAGTAACTGACAAAATTACCGGAACGCCTAATGTTGGCGATTTGGCTTTTGTATGTGAAGAAACAGCTGGTAACATTAAGCCATCATGCGTGGACAGTTCTGGTAGTCTTATCATTGGTCGATTTTTGACTGACAAAGACTCAGATGGCTATGCTAAGGTTGAAATCAACCTACCAAACATGAATGTAGCTGGCGCTGCAGGCGGGTAATTCAAATAACTTTTACAGGAGAATTTATAATGTCTTTTACAAATAGACCAAGCGATGAACTGATCGGCTTGCTTAAGCAATCCGGCGACAGTGACTTGAACATCGCACAAGCTGCTCAGCGTGAATTCGCTAAAGCACTAGAACTTCCGCTCCGTAAGGGTGTTTTGGTTGGCAACATTATCGGTGATATCTTTGAAGTTATCAATGTAGAACCGGGTGCCAGCACAGAATTCCCATTGGACTTGATTTCTCCGGGACTTGAAGGTGAGCACGTTGCTTACACTAACCCCGGTCACGGTAGAATCCCAGAACGCGCAGTCGAAAGTGACTACGTAATGATTCCAACCTACAGTATCACTAGCTCAATCGACTACTTGCTTCGATATGCTCGTGACGCTCGTTGGGACATCGTAGCTCGCGCTATGCAAGTTCTTGAAGCTGGTTTCACCAAGAAGATGAACGACGACGGATGGCACACCATTTTGGCTGCCGGCGTTGATAGAAACGTTCTCGTATACGATGCTGATGCGACCGCTGGTCAATTCACAAAACGTCTTGTATCTCTGATGCAGACTGTTATGCGTCGTAACTCTGGTGGTAACAGCGCATCTGTTGGACGTGGTCGTCTGACTGATATGTACGTCAGCCCAGAAGCTCTGGAAGACGTTCGCAACTGGGGATTGGATCAGATTGATGAAGTTACACGTAGAGAAATCTACACCGCTTCTGAAGGTGGAGCTCCAATCACCCGCATTTTTGGTGTTAACCTGCATGATCTTGATGAACTTGGCGAAGGCCAAGAGTATCAAAGCTTCTACACAAGCGACCTCAGCGGTGCTGTTCAAGCATCTGACGTTGAGCTTGTAGTTGGCTTGGATCAGGCTTCTAATGACAGCTTTGTAATGCCAATGAAAGAGCAGCTTCAAGTATTTGAAGATCCTACTCTTCATAGACAGCAGCGAGCTGGATACTACGGGTTCGCTGAAATTGGATTTGGTGTACTTGACAACAGAAGAGTTATTTTGGGCTCATTCTAAGTCAATATATCAACCTCGCTTCACGAAAGGCCACCCTCACATATATGGGGGTGGCTCTTTTTTTATGTGTATATATACAGTAGAACATGTTCTTTTTTAGGATTTTAGGAGAATAAAATGGCTGCATTATCAGACTATTTAGAGTCTGGTCTTCTCAATTATGTATTTAGAGGCCAGTCGTTCACTCTGCCAACAAATATTTCCATTGCGCTAACTAGCGGTGTTCCTGCTGATTCCAATACTGGAGCTACAATTCCAGAGTGCCCTAGTGGTATAAACGGTGTTTCAACAGGATATTCAAGGGTTAGTTTAGGCGATCCAGCATCTGCTGGCGCGACGGCTTGGTCATACCTTGCAGATGACGATGCTCAAGGGAGTGGCGTTATTAAAAATAGTGGACAAATTGTTTTTAACACAGCTCTGTTAGATTGGGGCTGGGTAAGTGGAGTCGCTATTGTAGACGACTCAGATTATGGAGAGGGTAAGTTGCTTATGCATTCGCAGCTTTCCAACCCCAGACAGATTTATATGGGGGACAACGTAAAGTTTGATTACCAAACATTAGAAATCACCTTTAAGTAAAGTGACCCGATATGACTACCTTAGATAAATCTACATTAATACTGAATATTAATAGGGATTTGGCAGACAACGCCACTCAAGAAATCTCACCAAAAGATGTGAGACAGAATCTTTTAGATATTATTGATTCTGTTAATAATTTAACACATTCTGCGGATATAACGGGGACAAACTTTTCTACCCCCGAAACTAGAAATACTAGAGCTGGCAAAAACGCTTTAAGCAAACTACATTTAGATGGATACATAAGCATCGACAATACTGCTTATGGTTATTCTGCTAATAGTAATAATTATATAGGGTCTGGAAATACTTCCATTGGCTCATATTCTAATAGCTGCAATGTCTATGGTAGCAACAATGCTTCTCTTGGTTATGCCTCTTTGGGCGTTAATATAGCTGGAGACAAAAACGTAGCAGTTGGTGCTTACACTCTTCATGGTTCCAAACACGGCGATTACAATATTGCAATAGGTCATGGAGCTGGGTATTATATACCAAGTGGAGAACATTATAAATTCTATGTAGGTGCACACAATATTAGCGGCGAAGCTGCGTGTGATTTAGAACTTTTTGGTTCTGGAGTGCCACTTCTCTACGGCGAGTTAGACCACTTAAGACTAGGTGTCGGCGTAAACGAGCTACACGACTATGGAGCTCTGCAGGTTTCTGGAACTGTTTCACCTAATATCAACGATCAATTTCATTTAGGCCATAGTCTTTATAAGTGGAAGTCGGTAAATGAGAAAATTCACTTCTCTGGTGATTATATCGGCATAGGAACTGAATCTCCGTCCGGTACTCAGGGTCTTGTTACTGTAGATGGAAATATAGTACCTAGAAAAAGTAATGTTTATAAATTAGGTGCTGAGAATCTAAAGTGGGACGGTTTCTTCAATGACATAGTTGTAAGCGGAACAGCCAAGATAAATAACTATGTTTACAATGAAATATCTTCTTGCTCATATCATTGCAGAACTCTTTACTTGGCCACTAGCGGTATATGCGAAGACAGTCCGGGTGTATGTGGATACCTGACGGATCAAGAAATAGAAGGAGGCGGCTTTGTAATAAGATCTAGCGGTACAGACTATTTCCGCGATTATGAATTTACATATATGGCCCCAGACAGTACACTAAACTGTTTAGAATCAGATACTCCTTATTCTAGATCTAGCTGGAATAGTAATATAAGCATACACATTGCTTCCGGAAGCCATTTAATGACTGACAGGGTTATAGGCAATAACGAAAGCCTTGCTCTTGTAACTAATTCTGGCTGTAACGGATTAGTCATCGAAAACCTACAAGACTCTGTGAGCAATAATAGATTTACATATGGCATTGGCCACGTTAGATCTTTTGCTGCCTCTGATTCATACTTGGGAGGGCTTTCTTCCGTCAATTTCTTAGGCTCCGGAAATAATAACTTCCTTTCTTCTCATATCCTTGCGGGTTCAGGCGCAGAGGTTGGCTCTAGATTACTGGCCAGACTAAACACAGGAAGCGGATGTGGATTCCACGCATCATACTTAGACCAGAGTGACCAACTGTCTTCTGGGATGTTGGTAGAGCAAAGCCCATATGTTAGTGTTCCCGATTATGTGGGAAATACAAACACCTTCCTTGGCACAACCCAGAAAAAAGACAGGTACGAAATAAAATCCGTAAATACCAGCGGAGAGTTCTTTAACTCATTTACTATAATGAGAGACCCGGTAATAACGATTGACTCCGGAAGAAATGACTACAACTACAACAGATGGAACGTAAACCCAGAGGGTGGTCTGGTTGGTATATCAAACTACTCCATAGAAAAACTTCCTGATTCTTTAGTAAACATACAATCAACAGGCGACTTCTCCATTAAGGCTACCGCTCCCGATGGGTTCAGACCAAGGTTTGAGCTGTTGTCCGGCCCTAATGATAGAAATCATTGGATAACCAGTGGCGTCGAGACGAACGGAGTTAGAGATGGCGCTTCTTATGGTGGTTTAGTAATGGAATTTCTTCCCAGTGGTGGAAGAAGAGATTACTGGTCTAATTACAACCCCACAGAAGCTGGCTCAACAAGGCTATACAGAAGAAGACACGCTATAATTGGTCTTGTCACTGGCGATACCTTCGGAGGTTATAACGACGGGTCAAAGACTGGTGCTTATTGGGATGGCTATGACGATAGTCAAAACATAGCGACTAGGTTCCCAGAGCCTGACTATTTCTATAGATCTTACATAGCTTTTAGTGAGTCCGGAGTAGGTGTAAACACAAGAACACCTCACTCTCCTTTAACTGTTCATGGCGACGTGGGCAAGGATGAGGAAGCTAGAGGTGGTATTATATCAATGAAAGTTCAGGACGCCGGAACTGGCCCTAGAACATCCAAAGATTGGGGAATCACAGACTTTGGTGATTTGATTGCTAGTGGCTATACCTATGAGCAGCAAGAGCTTTATGGCCAAGCCAGTACAATATGGTATGTTGACGCTTCTGGTAATAGTTTTGAGTTAATAAACAATCCAAACAATCCACAAAACACTGCATCTTTTGTTGCCGATGCTAGTGGAAATACCTATCTTGGATATAATGCCCCCGCTAGTAGAACTTGGCTTGGTAATGGTCATTTAAGACACAATACCGCGTATGGTATGGAGTCCTTGATGTGGGGACAGTATACCCAGTTCAACACGGCTATTGGTTCTAAAGCCCTAAGAGACTTGGGTTCTGGAATTTCTATGGGCTCTGGAAATGTAGCTGTAGGAAATCTTGCTGGCCTTAATCTACAAAATGCAGTCAATTCTATCATCATAGGTAATGAAACAAAATCACACGATCAAAGTAATTCTATCACAATTGGGCATAATATAACTAGTGGGAATTATGTTCCACACTCACACATGTTCCTTCTTGGCGCTAGTGATGACAACATACTGTTATATGGTAAGATGGGGCCTAGCGCGGCAGACAGAGAGCTTCAGGTTCCAAAGGGCAGCTTTTTAGTTGGTTCTACTGCTGGTAGTGACAAGATTAAAATTTACCACGATCAAAACTTCTTTGGTACTGACAAAGTTGCTTCAGTATTAAGAAAAGAGGACACGTCGTCAGCTTTCCCCGATGGAGGCGTTGCATTTACATTTAAGGGCACGAATAATGAAGAGAACACTCTTGTCACAATGAGACATGCTCACCCGTTCATGTCAACAACATCTTCTTTTGTAGACAGAAGCAGGCCAGTTGTTGGAGTTAGTGGTGATGTAAATGTTCTTGGTGCTATAAACTTCTCAGATGGTTCATCATTGTCCGGTGTCTTAGGCATATCTTTGGCGGCTGGCTCAGGTATATCTACTAGAGTTGAAGATGGTGTTTCAAACTTGGACTTAGATATTGAGGAATTAAATTTAGCAGAAAATTATCACCCTCTATCAACACAGAATTCATTCATTCCACTTAGTACAAATAATAGCGTTGGAAAAGTCAGCGTTGGTCAGCTTGCTTCGTTTATCGAACTGAGTGGAACTCAGAGAGTTCTTCCGTGTAATATACATGTATTTTCTGAGACTACAAAGGTAGATACAGACACGGATTGTTTCTCGAACTTCTTAGGGTATAGAGCTGGTAGTGGAGTTATTTTCTCGCAGTATGCTACTTTCTTGGGGCCTGAAGCTGGTTCTAACAGCTCTACTGGAATTAGTGGTGTAGACTCTTCTGTATTCATTGGCCATCGCGCTGGATATGACGCTGAGGCTGCAGACAATTCAGTGTTTATTGGTACTGATGCCGGTAAAGACGCGGAAGATTCAAGAATGTCAGTATTCATTGGTCATTCTGCAGGTAAAGATGCTAAATCAAAATACTCAATTGGTATTGGCGATAATGCTCTTGAAAATGCTAGTGGGTTGTACAACCTTGAGATTACAACTAAACAATCACAAAGAATGATATCAAATGAGCAGTATTACAAGTTCAATATAGGACAAACTTTAGCAGGTAGTTTTCAGTCTCAAAAACTTTCCGTTGGAGACGCTACACTTCTTCCTAGTTCAGTTCTACATGTAAATTACAGCTCAACGCTTCACGCTACTACAGACAAGCCTCAAGAATGGCATGTAGATGGTATTAAAGTAGCTTCTGTAAATAAATTTGGCGCATTTGATAACATCATAGAAGGTCAGCTTACTGGTAACTTGTCAGCCCCAGCAGATTCAGCCAACCCGACTAGCGGCGAGTTGATTATACACGACGCTGGCTTTGCAGATGGCGCTTACTATTGGAATAGCGGAGAAAGAATTTGGATACACAATAGAGATTCTAGCTTGAGTGGTAATACTGGTGCTTACTGCATGGTGGCAAAAATTGGATATGAATACCGTCCGATATGGATGGGTTGTCAGGGTATGTAATAAGGAA